CCGGTATATTTTTCCATCAGGTCTGCACTGCGCTTTCCGGCGGCGTATTCGTCAATTTCATCCTTTACGGTTCCGCAAACAATGATATCGCCGATCTGCACATCCGGATAGGGTGCAGGGATACGGCAGATTGTAGATGCAGATTTGAATTCCGCACCGTCGCTGCGGCTGAGGGATGCCCTCCGCTGCCAGAAACACCCGCTTCTGGTGCTCCGTTTCCAGCTGATCGCGCCGTCCGCCGCAGCCTTCCGGCTGTACAGGGTGATATCGGCATTCCAATATGGGATTTTCATGCATCCACCCCCGCATACAGAAGTGGAATTCCTCGTTCCGTGGTTTCATCCGCCAGCCAATCGCGGATTATTTTCTTCTGCCGCGCCGTCATTCCCTGGCTGCTGCCGTTGGAATACGTTATGCTTACGCCGTCATTGCTGGTTCCGGAAATCTCCCTTCCGCCGATGCCGATTCCGCTTTCTTCAGCTGCCATCATTTCGATCAACTCAAATGCGCACATTTTTGCCGCTTCCCGAACGGGCGTTTCATTTGCTATCCGCCCGTGGGTCGCGGCGTCGATCAACTTTCTGACTTTCAGCTCCAGTCGCTTGAAGGCGGCGTCATCTGCGCTGCCTTCAAGGTTATCGTATTCGTATGCGGTAATATAGGCCGCCATATCCGCCGCCTCCCTTCGTTATTCGCCTGCCGCCTCGGTTACCTTCACGGCCAGATTTGCATCAATCGTCTTGTAGCCGTACAGCACATCCATGCTGCAGATCTCGGTCTTGGTGCGCATGTCGTAGCCTCTGGTTACGCGCAGGGAAATGCCGTTGTAGTTGGTGGTATAGCTTTCCACGGATGCAGGTTTGGCCAGCGGGCGGGTTACAAACGCAAATGCCAGCGGATGGAATGCCGCGCCCAGGATATCTGCAGGAATGCCCTGTGCCATGTAGTTTTCAATACCAAAAATACGGCCGATGCTGCCGTTGCGCAGAGCCTCGGTGGTGCCGCTCTTTTCAGCGTTCACAATGCTGGGCACGGTGCGGAACTGGGCTTCTGCATCCGGGCTCCAAACGCCGTTGCGCGGGGCCACCGGAACATTCGCCTTGGAAAGCACCTTACTTGCCTGGGCAAATGCATCCAGGCTGGCAGGGTTGGCAGCTGCAGTTGCAGTAACATCGTTCAGCAGGGCCAAGCCGTCGGTATTGATCTTCTGGGCCAGGGCCACAGCTGCCGGCTCGATGAACAGTCGGTTCAGGTCATCCACATTCACGGCGCGCTCCATGGCACTGAATGCTACGTCTACGGTAGCAATCTTATCCAGGGTCACGTCGATGGTGGGCTCGATCACATCCTGGGTTTCGATTTCGCCGGTGAATTCCTTGGCGGCCAGGATCACGGGCTTGCGAACCTGAATGGTTGCGCCCTTACCCAGTTCAAAGTCGTTGGAAAAATCGCGGTGGATCAGGTTGGGGAATACCAGGTTTTCGATCAGGCGGGGCAGTGCCAGCCTTGCGATGTTTTTGATGGTGATGAATTCATTTGCCATGGGTTATCTCTCCTTTTTTACTTTTTTGCAAATACCTTTGCATAGTATTCGTTGTCGTTCAGCTTGTCCAGGTCGGTCTGGCCGATATTTGCATTTACCGGCTGCATGTTGCCCGGCGGGTTCTGGATCCTAAAGTAGTCCTTATCCTTGGTCAGTGCATTAAAGATTTCGGCGTCGGATTTTCCCCGGTATGCCTTATCTTTCAGCGCTGCGCCAAAGTCAGTCATTACGCCCTTGCGCACCATCTCGTGCAAAAATTCCCTTTCGCCCGATACAGCGTCGAATCGCTCCGTCAGTTCGGCAAGCTCAGCTGCTGCAGCCTCTTCTTCCCGGCGCTTTTTATCGGCAGTCTCGTATTCTTCCACCTTCTTGCGCAGGGCTTCAGCGTCGCCGCCTGCCTTTTCCAGCTCCTTTACGCGGATGTTTGCCGCTGCCAGATCTGCCATTGCGGTATCCAGTGCGCCCTTCTGCTTGTTCAGGGCGTTTCCGATATCCGCGCTGTTGATATCCAGCAGGGCCTTGATCTGTTCGTCGGTCGCGCTCGCAAAGTGTTTCAGGATGTCCTCTCGTCTCATGGGTTCTCCTTTCTTCAGCCTTCAGTTTTTTTCGGTGTGCCTTTCACCACGGCCTTGATAGTTTCTCGTCATTCCGGACAAATTTTGTGTATTGCAAAGGCGGCGTTTCCGCCGCCTTGATACCTGGTTTTTGAATCATCCAACAGCCGCCATTTCTTTTGCAGTCATAGGCTTATATCCATCCACACGAATTCGGCCCAGCTGCTTTTTAATTCCCGTTTTTTCGCTGATCAGCGCATATCGTTCCATCAGGCTGTTTATGTTTCGCTGGGCATCGCGCCGCAGCGGGGCATTTCCGGCAGCGCGGGCTGCGATCGCAACATCCTTTTGCCTGCGTATCGCCGTCTCTATGCGGCGCTGCTCCTGGGTCCATTGGTATCGGGTTTTGCTTATGCCCCCGATTTCAATCTTGGCATTGCTGTTCTTTTTAAAGGATTCCAGTTCTTCATCGGTATATGCCGGCTTGCTTACGCCCAGCAGTATCGGGTGTATGCTGTGGCGGCAATTCCACATGCCGAATGGTCGGTCCAGTATCTCTTCCTGAATCTCCCGAAACCTGGCATTGCTGAATTGCCTGCCCTGGTATGGCAGGTGATCCTCAGCGCAAAGTGAATGGGCGGATATCTCCACGCCGTCTGCGCCGTATTCTTCACCCAGCTGTTCAAGCACATCATTGCTCAGGCTGCGCACGCCGTCCAGTATGTTCTGTCGTATAGCCGAATCCAGGCGGCGGGTGTATTTCCCGCCGTAACCGATCCTCTGTTCATATGTGCCGGTTTTGCCGATCTCCACCCGAATTCCCGCCTCTGCAGCCTCGGCCAGCGCCCTGCGCGTGGCTTTTCCATAATCCTCCATGCCGGATTGAACCGCCTGTATCCCCTTATCCACAGCTTTTCGGTACGCCTCGGAGGATATCGTTGTGCGGCTCAGGTTTTCCATCTCACCCAGAGTAACGTTCAGCTGGGCCATCAGGATTCTTTGCATAGCGGCGTTTTCCAGTATGGATGGCTTGTATTTATTCCCAAATGTATGCGCCGCAAACCGGGCGTCGCTCTCCATGGCCTTTTCGAAAATCCTTTCCAGATCCGCAGCGCTGATTTCCGCCAGCCTGGCGATTTCGCGCTTAACGGCGTCCAGATTGGCATGCATGCGCTTCATTTCCACCAGGCGGTTAATGCTGCTTGGGATCAATTCGCCGATATCCCGTATCTGTTCCGCCATGCGAATCAGGTATTCTTCGTTTACCGCCTGTGCGCGCTCCAGGAATATGTTCAAAAGCTGCTGCAGCTGCCGTTCATTCAGCATTATCCATCTGCCCCTTCATCCTCCGGATCTGTTCGGCTCAGTATGCGCTCCAGCGCGCTGCGGCTCTCACCCTCGATCTTTCTGATTTCGTCAATGGCAGATCTTGCCTCTTCAATATCCTCGCCAGTCACCCATGCGCGAATCTCCGCATTGCCCATCGCGCCCATCGCGTGCAGTTCAGAATACTGACTGAACGTCTGCTCCGTGGATTCAATCAGGCTCATATCCCAATCGAATATCAAGGCAAATTGTCCCCGTGCGCCGGCAGGCGTTACGCCAAATCGTTCCGCCAATACATCAATGGCATATGCCAGGTCGTCCAGCGCCTTTGTCCACCGATCCCGCAGCGCCTTTACCACGCTGAAGGTATCATACTGCGCAGCGCGCACTTCGTCCCGGTTGGCGTAATTCATGGTTTGCCGTTCGGTGAGCACACCCTGGGATAGGCCGCATTTCTTTTCCACTTCGCGCTTCAGGCTGTTCAGCCTGCCCTCCATCGCCTCATATCGAATTGGGGGCGCATACAGTTGCCACATGGTTTTGCCATCAATGCTGGAAGCTTCAAACGGAATGAAGGGATCATCGCCATCCTGCACGTTTTTGCGCACATCCTTGATGGTGTTGGGCTTTACATCGCCCATCTTTGCATTCGGATCCCGCCAAAGCGTGCTGTCCAGACCCAACATGGGCCGGGTCAGCTTGTATTCCCGGCGGTATATGTTCGCCTGCTCCACCAGATCGCATATTTCCGTTTCTGCACCGTAGGTGATCGGAACGCCGTATTTCTTGGTGTCGCGCCGGTTGTCCCTCGGGCATTTGATGTATGCAAACAACATCCTGTCCACATTGCCGATGCTGATTTCCGGCGTGATTCCCGTCCATTCGGGTACGGCTTCCAATTCAGCGTCAGCACCTTCTTCGGTCTTTACCTTGTAACGTATGGTAATTCCGCCGTCGTTCAGTGCGTAATTTGCCAGCAGGTAATACCGGCGTTCATCCCGCCACACCGAATCGATCAACAGGGTGGCGTCCGTAATGTTTCCGCCCTTCATGGCCTGGATGCTCATGCGGTTCTGGTCCAGGGTGTTGATCTGGATTTCACCATCAGAAAATACCGGCACCAGCAATTTGCCACCCTTGCCCAGTGCCTGGGCCGTGATCCATCCGGTATCATTTACCCAAAGCGGGCGCAGCAGATCTTCCATTAGCTGCGCCCGCCTGCCCAATGGTTCATCTTTTTTCGCCTTTTTGTCCGCACTGTTGTGCACGGCCATGGTGCTGTCCGCAAAGGTGAGCATGGCCAGCTTGTTTGCGATCTGTGCGGTGATATTTTCCGCCTTGACATCCTCGTAATCCATTACGAATTTATCCACCGGGCTTTGCTCGTCCTCAATCTTGATTCCCAGCCACTTTTTCACCCAGTCGCGCAGTTTATCCCACATTCATTTTCCCTCCGATCATGCGCCGGCGCGCATCCATATCCTGTTGGTTGCATATCGCACCGCATCTATGGCGTGGTTATCCTGGTCCGGATATGCGTCCATAAATTCTCCGTCGCGGTTCTGTTCATATTCATAGGCCGAAAATTCATCTGCTGCATTGGGACATCTGCAGGGATCTATGATAATCTCCTTCAGCGATTGCAGCCACTTCATGCTGGCGCGCACGCTTCCCGGTCCCTTCATTGCGCCCACACATCGCATGCCGTAGGATCGCATGTCGCTCACAGATTTGTTTTCCGCGCTGTCGGCAATCACTTCTTCTCCGGCTGTAAGACCCTTGTTTTTTGCCAGGTAATCAAATGCATCCTGGTTGGATGTGCGCGTGGTGCGGTATTCATCCCAGATCCACAGCCGCATCTGCGCAGCATCATAGCTGCAGCGTACAAAGTGGAACGGATCTGGAAACCAGCCCCAGTCTATACCGCTGTATAGGTTGCCGCGCTGGTTGATTTCCTCTTGCGTGATTTCGCGCACGCTTATATTTTCAAACACATTTCCGCCCGTACCGGTTACTTCGCCCAGGTACATGTGCCTGTATGCGCGTTCATTGCTGTTTTTCAGTTTTTCAGCCTCGGCCAGGAAATCCTTACCCAGCCATTCCCGGGGCACATTCAGGTAACAGCTCTTGTGCTTTCTGCGCCCCTCCACTTCCTTCATGGCTTCCTTGTTCACCCAGTTCCTGGCAGATACCGGCGGGTTGTAGCTGTAGAAGGTGATGGCACTCTGCCCCGGCGGTATGCCGCGGATCACGCTGGCCTTGATGGTGCGTATCGCTTCCATACCCTGGAATTCCGCCGTTTCTTCAAACCACAGGTATCCAAAGAATCCATTGGATAGATTAATGGATTTGGATTTGCTGGGATCATCCGCGCCCCGGAATATAATCCTCTGGCCCGTGGGTTTGTAGCGTATCTCCATGGGGCTTACCCGGAAGGAAAAGAATCCGCGCACGCCCAACCAGTCAATGGCAGCCGTCAGCTGCTCATACACGGATTCGCGCAGGGTGTTTGCCACCTTGCGGTATACGATCGCGTTGGCGCCCGGGGTTTTCATGATGCCCATTATGATCTCCAATGCTATAAAGCTTGATTTGGTAGATCCGCGCCCGCCCATCAGCCAGTATTCGCTGTGCAGCTTATTTTTTACATCCACGTGCAGATCGTGAAACATTGGGGCGATCAGCTTTGAAAGCCTCACATCAGCCATCCGCAGCAGCCCCCTTGATATCATCCGTGATCACCGGCGCAGCTGCATTTATGTTTACATTGTCCGCAAACATACCCAGGTGCTTGCCCAGCAGCTCCAGCGCGCGGGTTCGGTCCGACATGCGGATTTCGCGCTCCGTGGTGGTCGGCGTTTGCTTGATCTTGATGGATGCAATCGCGGATGTATCTGCCTTTCGTATGTCCGGCTGTATTTCCCCGGTTTCCAGATCGGCGATATCGGCGATATCGGCAAATGCAACCTTGGCCAGCTCCATCAGCACCCGGTCGGCAGTAATGCCTGTGCGTCTGGATCTGGCAGCCATGGCCTCGTCGATCTTTGCGCGCACCCTCGGTTTTTGGGGATTGGGCAGCTTGATCCATTCAGACGCCGTATTGGCCGTCGTCGGGCTGTATCCAGCGCGTATGGCCGCATTCTTTGCGTCCATGTCGATCATGTATTCATCCACGAATCTTTTTTCTATATCGCGCAGTTCCTTGGCCATGCGGCTTTTCCTCCTTTCTGTGTAATAGAAAAGGCGCCGTGCATCGTGCACCGCGCCTTGCGAAATCTTTTACTGTACCAAGCATAACACATTTTGGGTCCCGTTTTTGTCCCTTTTTGGGGAATATGTTTTTTATGATTCAGATGCCAGCTTGATGTACTTGTCGATCGTTGGCCGCGAAAGATCGCATACCCTGGCAAATTCCGCCTTGTTCAGTGCGCCGCTGATGTACATTGGATAATGGCGGAAGAAGATGGCCGGAATATCATCCAATGTGGTTTCCGGGCGGCCGATGCGCCTGCCCTTTGCCCTGGCGTTCTCCATGCCGCTCTTTACCCTGGCGCGGATGATCGAAAGCTCCAGTTCGGCAAATACGGCGCTCATCTGTATAAAGGCCTGGCTCATGGGATCGATGCCGCCTTCACGGCAATCTATGGTGATGCTACCCACGATCACCAGGCGCAGCCGCTTTTCCTTGATGATCTCAACAATCTCGCACAGCTGCTGGGTGCTGCGGGAAAGGCGGCTCACTTCCAGGGTGATGATGGTATCTCCCGGCTGCGCCGTATCCAGCAGCATATTCAATTCTTTCTTCACCTTGGCGTCGCCGTGCTCATATTCAAAAACGACCTCCTGTGCCCCGGCTGCCTTCAATTCCCGTATCTGGCGGTTGATATCCTGTTTATCCTCGGTCGTGCTGCATCTGGCGTATCCGTATTGCAAAAGAAAACCCCCTCTGAATTTTGTTTACGTTTTCGGTCCATTTTCAGCCCGTTTTTGCCGCTGAATGTGCACTCCGAAAACAGTAAAGGAAACCACATGTTTTATTTTACTCGTTTGGTGTAAATTGAGCTCACGAAACAACACCTTCGGTTTTTTGTATCCCGAACGCGTGTTCCTTCCATATACCGCGCGCACGCGCGCATCGCGCATGCGCGGCGGCACGGTTTAACATGGTTTTTTATTTTGCGCTATATGCGCTTATCCAGCTCTATAAAGAACAACCTTCGCTTTGCATAGAACTGCCGCTGCCCGCATGGCAGCATCATCTTATCCCAACTCTCCCCGCGGGTCACGCAGCGCAGTATGTATTTCCATAGGAGCATGTCCACAGCCTTTGCAGATTCCTCAACAGCCCTGATCTTTCCTGCGTAGCTCTTGCCCACAATGGCGATCGCTGCATTTCCCGTCGGATCCTTCTTTTGCCAGGTCTTGTTTCCGCCCTCTTCCCTGTCCACTTCGCCCATGCGCAGTTTGCGCTCCTGGGCGCGCATCCAATCGTATTGCGCCGCAATGCCCTTCAGTTCCAGATACCTGCCCTTGGTGATCCCCCGCTTTTCATACCATGCCGTTCTTTCCGTCAATCCGTGCCACCTCCCTCTATGAATTTCGTTTTCGATTCCGCAGCTGCGGCCTCCGCCGCAATCTCGCATAGATGTATGCGCCCGCCACGAAATCGGAATACTTCACAATGCAATCCTCCAGCACATACCCCGGATAGATCTTCTCCAGTATCTCCCTGCCGTTCGCGCGCACATCCCCTGCGATCAGGGCGGCGCGTCGGCGGGAAATCTTGCGGTAGCTGGTTTTGATCTCTGGTTCCTGCAGGTTCTTGCTGTGCCGGTATTTTTTGCTGTTCCTGCCCAGTGATTCCTTTACGATGTATTTGCCCAGGGCCTCCAGGCCATTGAAGCGGAAATCCAATGTTCTTGCATCGCTGCGGCCGTATTGCCACAGTTCATTGATATCATCAATGGTCAGCACACCCAGGCTGGTGATGGCCATGTGGTAATGATATCTGGGCGGCAGGGCGTTGAAATCATCATCGTATTTCTTGCGCTTGGATTCGATCACGTATATGTATTTAAAATCCTTCAGGCTTCCGCCCTTGCGCTTTACCCTGCGCTTCAGCCTGCGGATGAAATTGATAATCTGCCGCTCTGCATCGTCATCCTCCTCCGGATATCCCAGCTCCTTCCATTCCCTGCGGATATCATCCAGGTTGCTGAAGCTCCTGTCTACGAATCCGTAATCATAGGTCGGGTGCAGCAGCAAATCCCCGGGTTTGAAGTTCGCTTCCATCAGGCGGCGCACACGCTTGCGGCAATTCTCCAGATTCAGCTTTGCCTGGGCCTGTGTCGATTGCCTGCGCTTCCTTTCCAGCTTTGCTTCGCCGCTTACAGCGATCACCGGAAAGGCCTCCACTTCCAGGCTGTCCCCCGCAATGATCGTCTTGGTGCATATGGCGCCCACTTCCCGGTCTGAATATTCCCCATGGGGCAGATCATATAGTATTTCGTATTTCTGGATATCGGCGGTATGGGTCAACGCGGCTGCCCCCCCTCAATGATGTGGTTGATTTCTTACTACGCAATACAAGTCCGAACAGGGCAGTGCGCCCATTTGCTCATCCGGCCGTATTTTTCATTATAATAGGTAGGAATATTTTAACCCTTCCGGGTTCAAAGAACCGCGCACCAGTATTCCCACCAGTGTGCGGTTCTTCAAATCCGAACAAACATTCTAACATGTTCCAATGTGTTCTATTCGCCCAGTTGCTGCACCGATTCCATTTCCTCATCGTAATCGGCAGCCCTGGCCCTTTCCAGGCGCCTGCAGGTAAGGCGCAGATCCGCTTCGGCGGTTCGTATCGCCTCCGGCGGCGCCCCGGTTCTCTTTAGGTATTCCAGCTTATCTTCCCTGCGTGCCTTCTGGGCTTCCAGCTGCGCAATGGTGAGTATATCCTTGGCCATCGTTTCAAACCTCACATCTCCATTTGCCTTTTCGTGCACCTGCGGATCTTTACTGCATTTCCGTTTCTAACCAGTTTCAGTACATCTCCACACGGCACAGTTATCGTTACGCAACACAAGTTTTCCCGCAGTATCTGGGCACAGATTTCGCGCACAGCATCCACGGTTTCATCCGATATTGCACGGTCGAAGTATTTCCGCCCCCCCTCACCGATAATCTCGTTGATCGCCTGTTCGGTAGCTCGCATTCCCCTGTGAAAATTCGCTTCCGGGCATTTGCAAAGAGCCGCCGCCTTCCTTTCAAGGTTTCCATCAAACTCCGCTTGTTCGGCAAGCGTCAGCTGAAAACTTATTATCTGCCCGCAGTACGGGCATGGCGTCTGGTGTTGGTTCATCGCAGTATTTCACTCCCATCAAATGTATTCTCCGAATGCATTACCTGCAGCCACATCCACATACGCGCACAGTCCATTTTCATGAACGGCAGCTGTGGGCGCTATGTTTTCCAGTGCTTTGCGCAGCGCGCACTTTTTCTGTTCTCGGCCATCCTTTACGCACATCGCGCATTCCGCTGCGATGGATGTATTGATCAGCAGCTTCAAATCATCCTTCATCATGATTTGCACATCATCCGGCATTTTGATCATGGGCTTCGGCCGGATAACCACTTCGCCGCACTGGCAAAGCCGGTCCATATGCCGCAGGGTTTTCGTGGGCAGTGTATTGTAGATCTGATCCAGCACCTTGCTGATTCGGCTGGATGCGGTTCTGTAGTCCCTCCACCCCCCCCGGTATGGTGTCCAGGCGCTTTTTCAGCATTTCTTCGCCCTGCTGCACCTGTGCGTGCAGCCCTGCAACGAATTCGATGATGTGCAGTTCCCGCGCGTTGGGCGCCGCAACCGGCAGCTGTTCATGGTTTTTCATCTTCTTTTCCTTCCCAGCTGCGCCGCACCTCTGCAAAGAATTCCTCGTGCATGGCATGGCAGCCTTCATAGTCCATATCCCGATTCGGTCAGTTATCACAGAATTCGCCGTTCAGCATGCAGTATTCCATGATCTTCAGCAAACGCTTCTGTCGTTCCGTCATTTTACGCCGCCCTCCGCCAGCTTATCCCAGGGCACCAGGTGTTCGAATGTGTTGATGCGCAGCTGCCGCAGCTGATCCAGCAGCTCATCCGCATTCCTGCCCGCCGTGAAATCTTCAATTTCCTCATTCAGGGCGGTCAGTGCGCTGATCGCCGCATTGTACAGCCCCAGCAGCCGCCGTTCATCTTCCTTTTCTGCAGGCTTGATCAGCTCCAGCTCCATTGCCGGCGGTTCAGGTTTCCCTGTGGGGTCATCCAGCAGGCGCGCCACTCCGGTTTCCACGTCGATCTCCTTCACGGATGCATATCCCTGCGGCGCAGCTGCTATGGTTTCCTTCGGGATCCGGCGCTCTCCGCACAGCAGCTCCGCCAGGTCGTTCACGGCCTTTTCTTCCTTCTGCTTCTGCAGGATATCCTCGTATTCTTCAGCGCCCAACTTTTTCATGGTCCTCTTTACCCCCCCCCGCACTTCCGCGTTTTCGTAATAATGAAATACTGCATCCATGTTGTCGCCGCACTTTGCCAGGCGGTTATAAATCGTTTTGATGCTGATTCCGAAATGATCCGCCGCTTCCTTTGCGGTGATTGCTCCGCCCCGGAACGGATATTTCTGGGGCGTCTTGCCGCTTATCTTCATCTGTCCTCCTTGCACCCGATGCATATATCCATGCACCGGCAATCGTTCAGTTCGCATTTCCCTTCGCGGTTCCATATGCAGTTCCAGGGTTTCGTGCAGTAGCATACTACCGCAGGCTTATCCATCGCAGCACTCTCCTTTCCTTTGCATCTCCGTCTTCAGCCTGCGGATCACGCTGCCGCCGTAGGCGTTCTCCGTCAGGCGTATGAATTCTTCCGGCGTAAGCACATCCTTATCAATATCAGTGCCATGCTCCCTGGCAAATTCATTCCTGCCCATTTCGCAGCTTCCAGTCAGGTTGTGGTGCCATTCGTAAAACTGCCGTGCCGGGTATTGTTTTCCGGGTTTGAAGGTTTCAATGAATCTCTGTATCCTTTCTTCTACCGGCACGCTTTCAATCAGCTTTGCTTCAAGGGCTTCCTGTGCCTGCCGCAGGGTTTCCCCGTGTGCAAACATACCGCCGCCTTTTGTCACATAACATTTCTTAAGCGTAAGATCGCCGCGCAATATATCGCCCATGGCTACATTTCCATGAATGCTGCGCAATATGGTTGGCACATCATCGATCCTGTAAACGGCTGCGCCGCAGAATGCGGCGACGCCGTGATTTTCGCCCTCGCCCGAGCCCTCGCCCGAGCCCCAGCCCGAGCCCTCGCCCCAGCCCGAGCCCTCGCCCGAGCCCCAGTCCGAGCCCCAGCCCGAGCCCTCGCCCCAGCCCGGCTTTACAAATTCCGTTTCGGCTGATTTCATTGCTCTTTCGGCAGCAATGAAATCAGCCTTCGGCGTCTCTACATGCGCCATACAGGCACCTCCTGAATGGATTTAACCGCCGCGTCTGTACAGGGAATGATTTCGATCACATCCAGAACCGTCATTTCCGGAACGGTTACAGTAAACTTGCTGGTTCTCTTGTCCTTTACGCCCTCCATCGCAATCTGTGAAATGCTGGCTGCGCCGTTCCAATACCAGATCCTGCGGCAATCTGTGATCACTGCCTCGCTGCCGCTTCTCTCCTTCAGTTTGCCGAAGAATACGCCTGCATCCTTGCACCTGAAAATGTAATACTGTTGGCTGTTCATACGTGTATCCCCTTTCATAATCGGCTTTTGCCGTTATTCAGTGTATCTGTTCATGCTGATCTTCGCATCAAATCCATCCGGATATCTTCGTTTCAGCTTTTCAATGTTTCCGGCGGCAACTTCCTGCAGGCTGCTGCCGCACAGCCGTGCCAGGTTCGCCGCGGCCGCAAGCATCTTGCGCATCAGGAATTCGGCGTGGGCGAACTTCTGTTTTTCAATGCTTTTGCAAATCTCGCTTGCAATGCAGGCCATCCCCACCACGGTGCGCCACAGATCCTGCTTATGCTGTTTTTTCGATTCAGCATCTGCCCGTTTATCGAAATCCGCGAAATCCGCGCGCGCAATATCGCTCAGCTTCATATCCATGCCTGTGCTCAGTTCCGCTATGTACCACAGAACGTCGCCCAGCTCTTCGCGGAATTTCTCTGCCGGCATCGCCGTTCCCGCAATGCTCTGGTATCTGTATTTCTTGTATACATCCACAATCTCTCCGGTTTCGCCGATCAGGCCCATCACGCCGTTATCCATGCGATCGTGGCAATCGTTCGGGCTGGTGCGCTGGGCAAGCCGCTGGTATTCATCCATGGTTATCCTGGTCATTTGTTTCTCCTCATTTGCAAAGGCCGGCAGATCGCAAATCATCCATCTGCGCTTCCGGCGTCATCGCTTCCCATTCATCCGCATATCGCCATGTGTGGTCGCGGATCAGGAATTCATTCGTTTTTGCGCTCAGTGCGCGCCGGCAGCGCGTTTGCACCGTGCCCGCAGAACATCCCGCCGCATGCGCGGCGTCCAGAACGCTGGCGTATCGCTCCGTTCTTCCGAATATATCGATCCGCACCACTTCCCTGGCGTTTGCCGGCTTGTATCCGGGGTCTGTTGGCGCCGGGCGCTTCCCGGATTTTGTCCGGTTTTCCTTTGCGCCCGGCACGTATGTTCCCCTGTGGATTTCATGCACCAGCATATCCCGCTGCTGCGCCGTTGCGCCGGTGATATCCGCAATGCGGTTTGCAATCTCCGGATGTGTAATTCCGCCGCCTTCCAGTATGGCGATTAGTACGGCGCTGCAATTAATTTCCGATGCAGGATTTGCGTATGTGCCGGGTTTATGGATCATCTTGGCCAATTCATCCCGGCCGATGCCCGTTCCGCCATCCTTGCGCTGAAAATCCCTGCGCCATTTTTCAAGCCAGTGCATCCCGTTCCTCCCTTTGCGCATACCGGTCCAGGTCCTGCCGGCTACAGTTTACCTGGCGCATCACCACGTGCTTTCGGCTGAACAATCCGTGCAGTGTGCTCAGTGCAACGCAGGTTCGATCCGTATCCGCATCGCATGCGTTCACTTCCGCCAGCTCCGCCAGGGCCTGCGTAATCTGCAAGCGCAGCTCCGCTATCCTCTCCTGCGGCGGCCGGATTTCAATACCGTGCATGTTCTTCATGTACCTCCATCTCCTTTCCGGCCTTATCTGGCCTTGTGTTTTGCGCTGCTCAGCGGCACCACATCCGCTGTGTATTGGGCGGTATACTTCGCATCCTTGCTGCGCTGGCCTTCGTAATATTTTTCCCAGGCACGCTTGTTGTTCTCGTTGGCGATCCGCATGCCCAGGGCGATGAATGCCAGGGCGGAAACGATGGCCGCTGCCGCTGCGATGATGTAATACATGGTTGTACCTCCTGTTTTAATTATTGATTTGAATTGCACATTTGCCCGTGCAGTTACTTCGCGTTTTTCTTCATCGATTTTTCCGCAATATAGGTGGCGCTTATTATTTTTTTGTCCAGCGCCCTGGCTTCCGCTTCAGTAACCTCTTCATGCTTCAAAACCATTTCTCCCGGATTGCCCTTGGCGTCCCGCAGAAATACGCAGCCGGTGCACCTGATCACAATATCGCCTCCTTTTGCAGAATAAAAATAGCCCGCCATGTAAAACCGCGCGTTTGGGTTCCGCTTCCGTTCTGACCATAGCGTTTCATGTTGTGCGCATGCCGCGCAGCTGGCGGGCGCCGGAGCCCGGGGAATATTGGGCGTCCGGCCGGGGTTATACCCCTATTGGAGGTACTCGTCCCTTCAGACGGCGCATCAGATGCTCATCCGGGCCGCACGCCTGAAGATAGAGGTTGGAGCTGGCAGCCGGATTCGAACCGGCGGCCTGCGGATTACAAATCCGCTGCTCTTCCGCTGAGCCATGCCAGCGCGCCTTGTACCTCGTGTTTAAAATGATAGGCTCCTTATATCACCGCGGTGCGTATGCCTGATGCAGCAAAAGGCATGTTCCGTTGTCGCTTCGGGCGCCATCGGCAGGAGCCAGCCGGCGGAGTGCCACCGACCCGGGCTTACAGCCCGTCGAGAGAAAGGAAGTCCCTCCAATGGAGGGCAGCGCAGAGAAATCCAGAAAACTGCGCTGTGTGGCGGGCCTTCCGGGATTCGAACCCGGGACCTTCGGATTATGAGTCCGCCGCACTCACCGCTGTGCTAAAGGCCCATGTTTTGCCCGTCTTTCCGGGCTGCCAGCCGCTTTTGTTTGGCACCGCTTCGCAGCTTACGCCGTGCCGGTATATGCGCCTGCAGTCTCCCCTCTGCAAGGTATACCCATCTTCTTTTCGATTTCGAATATCCTGTCATTCAGCCGGGTGATGTTTCCGGAAAGATTCATGATCATCATCTTCTGCCGGTTGATTCTCGGAATCGTTTCCCCGGCCTCCGTCATCTTGTCCAGCGCCTTTTTCGCGTGATCGCGCATCCGTATGCAGCTTTCACGTTCGATCTTGTATTTGTTCAGCATGCGGATATCATCATTGGGCATATCTTCCACCTATCCTTCCCGGAAATAGGCGTCCAGCTCAATCTCCATCCGGGCGCCTATCCGCTCCGCGTCGTCACTGGTCAGCATTTCTCGGTTCATCTTTTCCTGGAATCCCCGCTCGATCTCCTGGCATGCAATGCGCCATTCGGCGTATGTAAGCCCGGAAGCGGCGTTCAGCAGATTCAAAAGCCTTCTCTTTTCCATCACTGCACCGCCAATCCCATCATTATGATGATCACGCCCACGGCGAATACCACGCCCAGCGTTGCCAGCAATACGGCGTTCACCGCCATCTTTCTTGCCTGTGCGGCCGCCGCCATGGCGGCAATGCATTCTTCGTGCAGCAGGCGCATCTCCTGCGCGTAATTCCTGTTATCCGGCATGTGCATCCTCCCGCTGCGCCATATCCAGGCGCTGCATCATCCTTCCGATGAATCTGCCGGCGAATTCCTCGGCTCCGGCCGGATCCTGTGCTTGCTCGGCGGCCTGTCTTTCGGCAACGGCGGCATTGTGTGCATTTACGAATCTTTCAAATGCCTTCTCGTGGCGGCCCTTGCTGCGCGCCATCTTGCGCAGCTCGCGTCCTTTCTTGCTCATGTGGTTTCCTCCTTGAAATTTGTTGTTCGCAGTCGGCCTCTGCCTCTGCTGCGTGATTCGGTCGGAAAGGCTGGATCCATTACGCAAATCAAATCCCCTTCTTTGGACCAAATCTCTTGTATCTGGCGGGTAGGATTTTCAGGCGTTCCGTTACCAACAACCGCGCAAACCAGAATGACTTCAATGATTTTTGCTTCGTTGATCATCCATCCACCTTCTTTACAAGCTCCATGTCGGGGGAGTGATACGCGATACAGGCGGTGAAACCGGAAACGCCGGGGGCACCGGGAACATATCCATATCCCGCACAGTCTGCGCTACGGCGGACAGCGAATCGCAGATTGTCTGGAAGTCAATGCTGTCCGTAGGCGCATTTTTCAGACGATCTTCGATCTTATCGCAGGCCAGCATGGCCAAATCTTCGATACGGGCCTGCATGTGCTGCTTGCGGGCGTTGCGGGCTTCAATTTCACGAAGCCGAATTCGCTCCATCTCGCGGCGTAGTTCCACGTTTTCGCGATCCTTTTCAAGCCGATCTTCGGTAGCCTTGGCAAGATCACGCTTCAGGTTGTAGTTTTCGATTCTCTGATTGGTGCTTTCATCACACATCTTCATCAGCAGCGAATTGAGTTCCTTGATTTCGCGAGTTTTTCTTCCGAACATAAGTGCATCTCCTTTCTGTTTCTCCCACGCCTTTGTAATTCGCGCGGATTCAAACCTACAAAAATGCCGGCAAAACGGAAATCAGTTTGACTGTTGCCTCCCCCGCACGATCTGCATCATGCGGGTTTTTGCTGGGAGCTGAGCTTGTGCTCAGCGTTCATGCCGGCAATAACGCCCGCAATGTAGCTCTTTTGTTCCAGCTGGCACTTTTCCAAGATTGCCAGTGCTTCCTTTGTCGCTTTCTGCAATGCGCTTTCGTTATTCTGCATTTCAAATCGCTCCTTTCTATCAATTTAATTGACTGTGTCATTATTATAATTGACTGTGTAATATTTGTCAATAGGTTTTGGCAATTTTCTTGACAGAGTCATATTTTTATGATATTATCGCTTCATAGCAAGGAGGCGATAATATGACGTGTGGTTTTGCTGATCGCTTAAATGAATTGATAAGCGATACTGGTATGAAAAAAGTGCAGTTTGCACAAGCTATCAAGGTAGATCAATCTTATATTTCACAGATGATTTCCGGTAAAAGAACTCCCAGTGACCGCGTAATAGATGATATCTGTCGCGTATGCGGTGTGAACAAAGAGTGGCTATGTGATGGAACTCTTCCGAAGAAATCTTTGCACTCATCAGATTCTCTCGACGCAATAGCCGATTCTTATAACCTTTCACCGCTTGACCGAGATATCCTAAAAGGATTCTTGGAACTCGACGATGTGCGACGTAGCATTGTGCTTGACATGATGCGCGGCCTGATTGATTCTTCGGGAAACAAGTAAATTTTCAGCCCTTCGGGGCTGTTTTTTTATTGCATTCCGTATTTTGAATCGTTATAATATTATTAAATATAAAAATGGGGTTGATTTTGTGGCTGGTTGCTTATATATCGTTGGTGGTTTTCTGGTTTTTTGCGGTGTTTCCATCTGGGTCGTGGATGGATACTCCAGTATCACCCTCGGTATAATCATCACCGGCGCAATTCCTTATCTTCTCAGGGGGTGCATTGTGATGCATCAATCCTTGCAAAGGGAAGGCCCTATCTGGTGGCTGAAATTTGCCCGCTACGTCGCCTTTAATCCGCTGATCTGGTTAATCGCCGCCATTCCGATGCTGGATCTTCAAAAGGAATCCGCTTTCGTCCTATGCTGCTATATGCTCCTGATATCCATCGTTGTGCAGATCATATTCTGGGCTATCATGTTGTGCGGAAAGTATTTCGATAAAAAGCAGGCAGTAGAAAGCGAAGCTGTATCCACCTCTAAATCATTCACCCGCCTCGGTTTTGATAAGCATTCCGAAACTGTTTCTAAACTCTTGAACGAAAACATCGATCTTCGACAAAAGTGCTGCGAACTTGAACGTGATCTGGAAAACGCGCATTCACAAACAATTATCTTTGGTAAAAAGCAGGCAGCTGAATACAAAATGGATAAATTCGCACAGCTTGAATCCGAAAACGCCAGATTGAAAAAGGCCTATTCCGATCTGCAGGAGCGGCACATGCATCTCATTGCCGCCCGCGCCGTGGATCGGGATGCGGAAGCCGAAATCGCCCGCCTTTCTGAAGAAAACGCCCGGTTAAAATCCGATCTTGCAACCAGCCGGAATGCAGTTGATATATTTCAACGCAAGCTGGTCGATCTTCAAAAGTAACCCCCCAGCTGCCGGATCCCCGGCAGCTGCTTTTTTGTCCTATCACCCGGCACATCCGCCGCAATCTGTGCGTATGATCATGTCGATCTTTCCTTCCGGCGCCGCCAGGTTCTTTATGATCCTTTTCTGATCCGGCAATATGAACCGGCGCACATCCGGCCATTCCGGGCGCTCTTCCGCGGTCACTGCGTATGTATCCAATATCGGGGTGCGGCTCTTCGCCGCATCCCTTTTCACGCCACCACCTCGCAATTAATCTTCTTTGCCAGGGTTTTCATCACTTTGTCGCCGTAATGCTTCGCCACGTAGAAATCATCCGCGTGCGGATCCGCATCCAGGTTGTAAAAGATGGTCTTCAGCGGCACGGCTACCACGCTGCAGTATTGCGGGTATTCCGGCAGGTTCACATAATCCATATCGTAGCGGTCGGTGAGGGAAGGTTTGCGGGGATGGGGATTGCGGTTCTTGCGAGACATGGTTTTTTCCTCCTTTATTGGTCATACCCTTGTGTTAAATCGCAAAATAACTGCGCGCGGAAATTGACAACGCAAATATACTTCGGTATAATGTAGAAAAAAAGGCGAGGTGATGCCTATTGGATGAGAAACGAGTGTTTGCAAAGGTTGTTGGAGAAAGGCTTGCGGAAGTTCGTGCCGCACTGACTACCCCAACATTTCAACGAGAGGTCGAAGAAGCGATTGGTGTGAACCCGAACAACCTGTCCAACTGGGAAAAGGGTCATCATCCGCCGCCGTCCTTCCAGCTGAAGAAGCTTTGCGATTATTACGGATGCTCTGCCGATTACGTCCTCGGCCTTACACCGAAGAAGTACACCGCGCAGGAGAAGCGGCTGATCGGGAAGATCGGCATGCTGGACGATCACGAACAGAATGCTGTCGAAGCGCTTGTGGATAGCCTTGCGGCGGCACATCAGCGGCTCGATGGCTGAAATTTACCATGCAAGCCGTAAAAAAGCAAGGGTATTTGGCTACCCGAAGCGAGCAACAGGATACCGAAATCGATACCCCGCCGCCCACTCAACAGGCAACCAAATACCCGTATTCAGGAATCAGGCTTCCGAAATCGCCGGAAAATCACCTTTTTTCGGGTATTTGACTTCCAATTTGCACCGGAAACAAGTTACCGGTGTTTTTCCCGAATTGAGGTGATTTTTGTGCAGGCAAGCACAGAATTTAGGCTGAACAGTAAGGTTTTGTTTGATAAAATCGAAGCCATAAAGAAAAACCCGCCGGCTGAAATCATGGAATTCAAGGCTGCACGGCCGGAATTTAAAACCGTGAATTGTGCTTTGATCGCTGAATACATCGGATTATCCGAAAAAACGCTTACCAATTTGAAGCTTGGCAAGCTCACAGACAGCAACTGCTCCACGATATGGCTTATATGTACCACGCTCGGAATCGACCCTCGAGAATATCTGGGCCTCCCGAAGCAATCCGAATGTAACCCGGAAACTTGCACCAGCCATGCGCAAGCCCGGCTGGATGAAAAGCGGCAGCGAATTGCACAGATGGAAGCTGCGGCTGCCAATCAGGAAAGGGAGCTTGCAAAGCTGCGCACAATCATCAAGGAGCAAAGCATTGAATACGGCGGCGCCAAAGCCCGCGCAGAGGTGCTGGAACGCTTGATCTCCGAGAAGGACGGAAGCATAGCCCGGCGCGACAAAGGTATCCAGCAGCGCAATCGCATCATAGTCGGTATGATTATTCTTTTCCTGTGCATCCTCGTGGTTGATCTTCTGCTTGCCAAGTTTGGCTGGTTCAGGTTTGGCCCGATAAAATAAAAAGCACCGGCTGCGCCAACAGTCAGTGCTCAGGTATAGCGGTGGTGATGTTTGCTATACGTCCCGTCCGGGGATAATTCATTTTAGCATATTCGCCGCCGCTTTTCAAGATATGTTTTGAAAGGCGGTCGTTTCATGCGGGCTGGCATTTATATTCGCGTTTCCACCGATGAACAAGCAAAAGAAGGTTATTCGATCGAAGCTCAGCGCAAGGTTTTGAACGCTTGGGCTGTTATAAAAGGCGCTTCCAGCATCGAAGAATACATCGATGAGGGCTATTCCGCAAAAAATCTGAATCGCCCCGCCGTGCGCAGGATGATCGACGCTTGCAATCAGCGTCAGCTCGACGCCGTTATTGTTTGGAAATCAGATCGTCTTACGCGCAACCTGCGCGATCTGCTGATGCTCACCGAAGATGTATTCCGCGATAACAGCGTGCAGTTTATTTCCTGTACCGAAACCATTGATACTTCCACACCCACGGGCCGTTTGGTGCTCAACGTTCTGGGTGCATTCGCTCAAAACGAACGCGAAAACACTTCTGAACGCACCACAATGGTCATGCGTGAACTTGCAAAAACCGGCAAGCACATGGGCGGGCGTCCGCCCTACGGTTACAGCGTGGACCCGAATGGCCGTTACATGCTCAATCCCGCAGAAGCAGGTGGTGTGCGCATGTTGTTCGAAATGAAGCTTAGCGGCCGCAGCTACGGCGATATTATCGCCGCCCTGGATGCTGCCGGCTATAAAAGCCGCAGCGGCAAAACCTTCGAAAAGAACACGCTGTATGATATGTTGCGCAATGAAAAATACACCGGAACATATATTTATAACCGTGCCGCCCCAGCAAACCGTGATGGGCAGCGAAATAACCGCGCATCCAAGCCGGAGGAAGAATGGGAACGCATTCCCGGCGCCATGCCGGCCATCATCACATACGACCAATGGAAGGCTGTGAACCGCATGACCAAAGGGAACAAAGCCATCGGAGGCGAAAACACCGCGAAGAATGTCTATGTACTTTCAGGGATCGTGCGCTGCGGCGCATGCAGCAAACCAATGACCATCGCCAACGCCGGCCGCAACCGGGATGGCAGTTATTGGCGCGCCTACCGCTGCAAGAATAAATGCGTAAAAGGTGTGGAATATCGCAAACTGGAAACCTGCGTCTTTGATTTCTTGGAACATTACGCCGGATCGGATGAATTCCAGGAAACCATCCTCAACCTCGCCAGGGAATACAACGCTTATGCCGCAGAAGATTCTGCGCAGGATCTGCAGCAGCTGCGCAACTCGCTTTCTCAGGCGCACGTTGAGCGCGACAATCTATTTAAGCTCGCCTGCAAATCTGATAATCCGCCCGAATCCTTGCTTGATGAAATTTCCCGCAGGGATTCCGCAATCCATCAGCTGCAGGCAGATCTCGAAAAAGCCGAGAATTCAGTGCTTTTTATCAAAGAAGAAGATATCCTTCGCCGTCTTTCCACCATAACCGGCATTCGTTCCCTGGATAAACAGGCGCAAAAAATGGTTGTTAAGGAGCTTGTTGAAGCCGTCACGATTTATACCGACAGCATCGAAATCACCTTAACAACCACCGCCATTGGTGGACCCGATTCCCTACCATCTGCGATGGTTGCGCTTCTCAAGATATCCATTGCAAATGAGTATATTACGCGTCACAAGCTTCCGTCAAGGTTTTTAAAATGATAAAAGCCGGGGATTTCTCCCCGGCTTTGGTTATCTGGGTATGATTTCCATGTATTTCCTGAGCTTGTGCGGGCCTGCATCCTTATCCTTCAGGAAGTCCTTTGCCATCATGGCGTAGAACTCATTCTTATCCAGGCCCATCGTTTTTGCGCTTTCGCAGTGATCGGAATACGCAGCATTCAGGGCTACATACCATTCCCACTTTTCACAGCTCGGGCAATGTGCAGCGCGCAGCTGCTCTGCCTGCTCAGGGGAATACTTCTGGCCGCTGCTCATCCGCTGCACCCATTCGCGCGCGGTCTTTTCGTCCACCGGCGCCGACATATCCATGCCCTGCATGCCCATCATTCCGGGGCGGTTCATAGCGTTCGGTGCCTGGATGTGCGCATACACATCGCCAAAGCCATATCGGCTGCCAGAACCGCCCATCATATGCGGGGGATACCAGGTTTGTGAGCGCATGTCCTCCTCGTCATAATCATCATCCATCATGCGAGGATCGCCGCCCATCATGTAGCGACCACGGGAGTCACGTCTGCGGGCTTCAGTACCGCCGTAACCACCCATATGGGGCATATCATGCTCATAGCCGCCATTGTAGGCAGCGCCGCCGCCTTCCATATATCTGCCACGAGAATCGCGTCTACGACGATTTTCAGTCTGATAGTCACGATCATAGCCGATCATTCTGCGCTCAGAATCGCCGCCGTATTCGCTGCGGTAATTGCTTTCCGGGCGCTGCCGCATGCGGTCAGTGAAAAGCATTTTCATTCCGGGACTCATTGCCATCTTTTAAGCACCTCCTTCCGCAGGCGCAGCAGCGGGCGCTGTGCCGTCGATTGCCGTAAGGTTACTGGTTACAGGGCAGCATCCCTTGGGCATGCCCATGAGACGGAATGCGCCGCCTGTAGCAGTGGTGGAAACGCAGGTAGCATACTTGGTGCGGCTGCGAATCAGGTTTGCCGTGACCTGTACGCCATAGCGGTTGGTGAGCGGATAGGTTACCGTGCCGTCACCTATGGTTACTACGACCGGCGCAGTGATGGTTGTTTCTGCCGGGATTGCCTGGGCCACCACGATGCAATACTTCTGGCCGTTGTTATAGCTGCCGGCGGGAAGGTTGATGGTGAGCGTACCGGCCGCAAAGGTAACATCCGCCGAAAGAATCAGCCGGGGGCAAAGGTGGCAGATATAATTGCCATTGCACATATAATGTACACCTCCTTAAATCAGGGCAGCGGGGTATACCCGCCGCCCGAAGTCACCCGTCAAGCGGGGAAATGTTGGGATCAGAAGCCACAGCCATTGCCGCAGCTGCAGCCGCCGTTGCCGCCCCACTGCACCGTGCCACAACCGTTGGTCGGGAAGTTTACAGGGGTCGGGGGCTGAACCAGGAACGCAGCAGTCGGGCAGGAATGGCCGGTTCTACGCAGAACTTCTGCGGTTGCAGCATCAATGGTTGCTGCGATGTAGTTGTTCTGGTTGGCCTGGGATGCCTGGAACTTCAGGTTCTGGTTTTCCGCAGTCAGAGTGGCAATCTTATCCTGCACAAGGAAGTCCATGATGCTGCGGGTGTTGGCGTTCTGGTTGTCGATGATATCGCGGGTATTGCTGCACAGGGTATTGCCCAGGTTTGCAAACTGGGTTGCCATGTTGTAGTTCACGCCGTCGATGGCGCGCTGGGTTGCGCAGCAGCAATCAGAGAGCGCATGGCTCAGATTGCACAGGCCGGTATCTACGCCGTGGAAGCCGCTGGTGATGGCATTATTGAGCGCATAAGTGCTGTCGCAAATGCCCTGCTGGATGGCCGTAATACCGCCGGTGATGTTGTTGAGCGCGAAGCCCTCGTTGATATCGGCGCGGGTTGCCATGCCCTGAAGGCCTGCACCGCCGCCGAAACCGCCGAAGCCACCGCCCCAGCCGCCCATGCCGCCCCAGCCAAACAGGCTGGCCACGACAATCAGGCCGAGCAGACCGCCCCAGCCACCGCCGAAACCGAAACCGCCATCATTGTTGGAATTGTTGGAATCCTGGCCAAGTGCATAGCCCATTGCAAAATCATTGCCTTCTGCCATAAAAGAAACCTCCTTTGTTTGTCATATGTCAAACGGCGCTGCAGTCGCCGATTGAGTCATTTAGGGAGCTGTATGCCCAACTGCCTTGCAAGCTGGTTCAAATCCACACCGCGCTGTGCGGCCATTTTCTGGACCTCACTCTGTATCTGCTGCGGGGTTTTGCCGTTCATAAACTGAGCCGCCTGTCGAACCGCCGGGTGCTGCTGAATCAATTGGCCTATGATCTGGTTCGGGTTGCCGCCGCGCTGAATCATCTGGATCAGCTGCATGGGATTCATGGGGATGTTATTCATCTGCTGTCACCGCCTTTCTTGAGGTCGATTTGGGCGCTGTAAGCGCGGCAATTCGCTGTTCGAGGATTTGTTCAAACTCACTACGCAGGGCCTCCAGGGCGTCTATGGTGACGTACTGCGGGGGCTGCTGTTGGGTGGGCTGAACCTCTGCGTATTCCTTGAATTCAGGCATGCCGGTGTTGGGATCGATCAGTTTTGCATAGACCATGCCGTGGGCGCGGTCATGGAACAGGAACATGCTTCCGGGCATCACATTGGAAGCAACGGCTTCCTCGCGGCCGGAAACGAAACGGGCCTGAATCATGCCGTCCTGCATCATTGGCTGCTGCACGGGCATCTGCTGGGGCTGATACATTATTGGCTGCTGCTGGAATGCGGGGCGCTGGAATGCCGGTCCCTGGGGCATGGAGTAATAGGGCTGATTATTGAACAACGGTATCGCCTCCCTTCTGCACTGATTTTCCCATTTTTCGCATTTTCCGGTGAGCAAACGGCGGTCAGATGCGTGCAAACCGCGCCCATGCTGCAAAATGGGCATAAAAAAAGAACCCTCCGGAAATTCCGGAGGGTTCCAACGTTCCTGTATCCTACTTTTCCAATTCCAGCAGCCGGATGATCATGCCCACCACATAATCCGGCGGCGTCCGCTTGCCGGAATACCAATCCTGCACCGTGCGCAGCGGTATTCCGAACCTGCGGGCAAGCTCGGTCTGCTTCAAGCCATACCTTGCGCACAATTCCTTGATATCCATATTCAATCCTCATTTCTTCAAATAGCGCGCCAGCAGCGCAGCCAATACGCCGATCAGGCATATGCTCACTGCGATGTATGCAAAATCCAACACCTGTGCCATTTCATTGACATGAACCGTTTTTCGTGTTACAATTGCCTTGGCAAACGGGAAGGTTTCCCTTCCCGCCGTCCTACTCGATCAGCTCTCGGACAAGTGCGATGATCTCACGGACGATTGCCAGTGCCAACGCCGCAACCTTCAGCTTATCGCTTTGGGTTTTGCGGCTTTTTCTTTTGCGGTTCATGCTGTCCACCTCCTTTCTGTCTTATATTATACACGCATTGCGTGCATTTGTCAAGTGTTTTTTTGTATTTTGCAATAAAAAAACAGCCGGAGCATTACGCTCCGGCTTTCATTTGGTCCAGTTCATAGCGGTTGATTACCTTCGGCATGGCCTCCGCCAGATGCCTGCCCACGCTGGTGCGGCTGTAATGCACGCCCTCCGCGCCAGCAATATCGGCGTCGTATTTGTAGGTGGTCAGCCGCAGGAACACGATGCGGCGCTCCTGCGGCTCCATGCCCGGCGTGCGCCGCACCAGTTCCTTGATTTCGTCGGTGTCCATCTTCTTTTGAACAAGGTCGGCAAACTGTATGATTTCCGCCTTGCTGGCCTTTTCACCGCCGCACTTTTTACACGTCCTCCGTGCTGCCGTTCTGCAGGCGCTTCAAGGCGGCGTATCCGCCGTTTGCGGCAAGGCTTACCATTGCGGCATTCACCGCTGCAAGGGCTGCGCTGGAGGCTGTCAGGCCCTCAGTAAACGCCTGGGCGGCGATCAAGATCAGCAGGGCCAGAATATAGCTTACAAGCTGGGTGGGAATGGCCTTTACGCCGGGCAGTTCCTTGATGATCTGGGTGATGATGGCCACGGCGAACATAGCGCCTGCCAGGGTGCCGAGAATATTCCAGGTGAAGAATTCCATGTATGTTTCCTCCTTTTCGTTATACGCCCTTGATGAAATAGCCAACGGCCACGCCCATGACAGCCAGCACGATGTATTTGATCACTTCGTAGCTGAGCTTTTTGTAGCGGTCCGCAGGCTCTTTTTCGATGGCTTCCAGGCGCTTTGCGGTGTTGTTAATGCTTCCGGCAAGGTTGTCGATCTTCTTGCCCATGCTTTCGATGGCGTCGCCCTGCCGCTGCAATGCCAGCAGGATATCATTCTGGCGTTTGCTGGATACCTCCAGATCGCTCAGGCGGCGCCTGAAGGATTGATGCTCCATATCATTTGCCGCAGTCGCCTTCTGCAGCTCCTCGATGCGTTCATCGTTGCGCAGGCAATGCTCTTCCAACGGAATCACCTCCCGTTATTTCTTCACGGCGCTGGGGCCGATAAAGCGCACTTCGCCGTTGTACATGATGGGAACCCATCCGTCCAGGTCTACCTTTTCATATCGTTCGCCGCCGCGTACAATGCCGGCGGATGCGAATTCCGTGCCGGGGCCGGTGCGCACATTCCAGCTGCCGCTGGCGATGGTAACTCCGTCCACGATGGGCAGGGTTGGCAGCTCCGCCTCATCATCCGTATCGCCGATGCCTTCCAGCACCGCCAGCATGCGTTCGCGGGTGATTTCATCGTAGATGCCGGTGGGTTCAATCCGCACATTTTCCTGGAAGGCGATCAGGGCGTCGCGGGTGGAGGGGCCGAAATCGCCGTCCGCACCGTAGGAGCCGAGATCATAGCCCAGGGAGATCAGCGCCATCTGCATGATGCGCACATCCTCACCCTCATCGCCGTAGGCCAGGGGGAATTTTTCGGGCGGCACGATTTCGCCTTCGTCGTCGGGAATCCAGCGGATCGCCATGAAGTAGCGGCGGGTTGCGCTGGCTCTGGACTTGCAGTAATCCCGCAGATTCTTCACCTTCGGGCCGGTGCCGCTGCCATGTCCGGTGCATTCGTTAGGGCCGGTGTACATTTCCACATGGCCCACATCCAGCGGATGACTCTTATTGCCCTTGAAATACAGGCAATCGCCGATCTTCAGCTTGCTTTCATCCGGGTAATAGCCGCTGGTTTCGTGCACGATCTTGCCCTTTTTGTTGCGGTTGTTGATCTGGGCGCTGGTGTTACTGCCGATGTCAATGCCGGCTGCGGCCTTGATGGCCTTGTTGGCGGCGGAGGAACAATCGCTGTAACCCTTCTGGCTGGTGTTGCCGGGAACATTGTCCGGGTAGCCGAAGAAGTATTTGCGCTTACTGCCCTGTGTGTAACCATTTTTGCCCTTGCGGCTTTTCATGTAGGCCGCCGCCTGCTGGCGCTGGGCGTCACGGGTGTTTGCCATGATTTCACGCTCCTTCCATAAATAAGGGCCTGCAGAAGCGCTGCAGACCCGGCGGGGTATACTATTTGGATTATCTGGACGCCCAGGTCAGCGAATAATACATCTGGTTATCAGCAGACGAATTGCATGCAACCCACGTATTTTCACCACGCGCCATATTATACAAGCCCATAGATGTCGCAGCGATGCCGATGCTGTCTGCGTTTGGAATAGAAACCCATTTTTCGCCATCCAACGAATAATGGCGATTGGTGATCCAAATACCGTTATCGTGCATTGTGGAGCGTTCATATTCGGCGCTTACGGCAAGCGTCCAAGAAATGCCGTCTTTTGAATAATAAATACCGTCCTCTGCACTTACCATTACATAAACACCACTATGGTAATCCAAAGACCTTACATGACATTCCCCTATATTCGTTGTGTTCCATGTAATGCCGTCAAACGAATATATCAGCCCGATATTTACTGCCCCGATCACATCTCCGAACGCAAAATACATGCCGTTGATATATTTTACTGTGTCAACATAACCCTCAGAAGAAATGTTCGAAACATCGCACGCATTCCAGGTCATGCCGTCGAAAGAATAGATACCCTTACTTGCTTTCCCCGTACTAAACCAAATACCGTTGATATAATACAGGCCGTTTACGTCAATATTTATTTCACCGCCGACAGATAGCGTCCATTCTTTCCCGTCCGCAGAATAATACAACTGATGATCATTCCGGTTCCGGCCAACCCAAGTTTTCCCATTATATTTCAGAGGATTCAATTGGGCATCAGTTATATTGGAAAGCGTCCAGGTTTCACCATCACCTGAATAATAGGCACCGCCATTGCTATTGGATGCTACAAACACACCTCCGCCATAAAACCAATTATGGTATTTTCCATCCAGAACCTTTGTCCAGGTCTTGCCATCAACAGAATGATACAGCCCGCCGGTATAAGTGTTATAATCGGCCAGCAGCCAAACACCTTCGATAAAGTCGATTCTGCCGATAGCTACGCCATCGGTAAGATTGCTTGCAACCCACTCTTTGCCGTCGGTGGAATACCACAAGCCCTTGTTTGCGCTTGCGAATTTAACTCCGTCAACAACACAGATTGTATAGGGCGTTCCATAATTGCCCGAAACGGTGATGTTTGTCTGCATCCACTGCGTACCGTCTTTAGAATACCAAAGGCCGTCATTATATGTGGACGCAAGAAAAATACCATCCGCCCAACATACATCGGTAAACCTTACATCAACAGCATCAATCTGCGTCCACTCGGTGCCGTTCGTGAAACCGCCACCGCTTCGAATGCCAGCAATCGCATTCGCCATCTCATCGGCCCGAATAAGGCTTGCGCCGCCGGTTTTTCCCCTGATTGCGTCAGCAATCCCTGCAAGGGTTTCTTTTCGGATAAGATATTCCGCCATCAGAACATCGCCTCCTCCGCCTTCGGAATCGCTTCAATCCTGGCATCGATCAGCGCATCGATGTGCTCATCCGTGGGAATCTTCCCTTCAACGTCCCTGATCTTGCCATTTACAAAGCGGCTCACCCAGCACTGGATGCCGCTTATCAATGTTTTCATATAATCCATTTTCATCACCTCATGCGCAATATCGCGTTATGGTTTGGCTGGTGTTTATTCAACACCAGCCATCAGGATTTCGCCGTTGGGATAGTAGTTCATCACATCGTAGTTGACATTGAACATCAGGTGTTCGTTGCCTTCTTCGCTGATATACTGCACGGATTCGTGGTCGATATCGAAGTAAGATTCTTCATATTGCGCAGGCTCCTGTTCGATCTGGGTGCGGCGGAAGCCCTGGAAGGAAATTGCGTTCTTGCCCCATGCATCCATGATTTCTGCATAAGTCTTGTTGCAGGTGATTTCGGTATAGCCGCCGGAATCAGTGTTGAAGGTGAACAGCACGCCCATAACATCGCCGCCAGAGCCTGCATCTACCGCTTCCCATGCAACAGGTCTGCCGTTTTCATCAACTTCTTTTACTACGATGACCTGACCAACCGCCGCAACAGCAGGCGCAGCGATATAACCGGCATCGTTTTCCAGTTCAGAAACCTTGCTTGCAGCGGGAGGGACCATCTTCTTTGCTTTGATTCGCGCAACCTCGCCGCCGTTTTCAACCAGGACGCTTGCATCATCATTCAGGGATTCGATCATGGTTACATCGGCAAGTCTATTGTATTCGTTAGTCATTTTGTTATCCTCCTTCACAGAACATAAATGTTGCCGTCGTTGTCGGTATAGAAAGAGCCATCGTTTGCTACAAGGGGTTCAGCGATCCCTTTTTGGTTGAAATACTGCATCAGTTCTTCCACGTTGAGGTTGCAATTGCAGCTTTCTCCCGGGCCTCCGCCATTGCCGCCTTTCGGGATTGACAGGGTTTGCACATCGCTGCCCCTGCGGGCAGTCAGGATATACGCGCTTTCGCTTTCCTTGAGTTCCACAATGTAATCGTTGAAGATTACGGATGCTACACTCAGGTTTGCGGTAAGCGGCAGTACAAAGTTACTCATACGGCAGTCACCTCCGGCATGATGATAAGGTTCTTCAGGTTGCTGGCTTTGTAGCGTGCGCTGCCCTCAATGCTGGGCCAGATCGTAAAGCGCAGGCCGTCCACCGTGGTCAGCTGGATATCGGCGGAGTATCGGCCCGGTTCGGCGCGGGCCGTGTCCTCGCTGCGCACGATCAGGCGGTTGCTGCCGGGCAGGCTGGCGGTTTGGAACACCACCGGGGAATCCAGCGTGGGGGTTTCGCGCACGGTCAGGGTCAGGAAATCGCCATCCTGCATGTCGTAGGCCACGCCTCTGGCGTCCAGGATCGCGCCCAACTCCAGTGCGCCGTCGTCCCCTTTGGTCAGGTAGAGGATACCATCCTCAAGGTAAAGCATGGGGTTTCACCTCCTTGTATTGGGTTGGTTATGCTGTGCGCTTAAACACATAAACCGCCAGGTAAGGCGGCATGTTGTTGTGTGCGGCATTGCCGCCGGTATCAGATACGGTGATACCGTGCGTATGTGCGCCGTTTGTACTGGTGCGGCCGTTGAACTGCTGTGCGCCGGTTTCGGCCTTATGCACAGAACAGCATTTGCCGGAAGAACTGTAGGTTGCGTCCGTATCCGTGCCGATGGTGTGGGTGTGATCGCCCGCTTCCGTCATGCTTGCCGCATGGCTGTGTGCCGGAAGCTCTTCCACCGTCAGTTTGTGCGTCGCTTCGCCGCCGGTGCTTCCCGCAGCATAGCTGTCGCCAGCCGCCAGCAGGAAGGTATCCTTCACCCGTTCCCATGTGCCAAAATCGAACAGCACGGCAGGGTCAGTTGCGTTTGCAGACATGTACAGGGAGCCGACAGGGTACACGGCTTGAAGTATCGCTTTCGTGTCCACGGTGCCACCGCCCAGTTCCCCCGCCGTATACTTCCCGTACAGTTCATTGGCCTGCGTTACCGCCGCATCCACCTGCGCGCCGGTGTGGGAAAGGTAATACACATCCGCCGCAGCGGCAGCGGCCAGGGTGGAACCATCGGAATCAGCCAGGGTGGAGCCGGTGGAATCAATCAGCGCAGGTACAGTGCCGGGTGTATCCGTGGACTTGGTGTAGAACACGGTCACATATGCCACACCTGCCCACGCGGCGCGCACGTTCACGGCGTAGTTGGCCACCCATGCATCAACATAGCTGCTGTCGTTGTAATCAAAGGATATGGGATACCACCTGTCGTTGCCGGTGCGGTAAAATGTGCCCTTCAGATCCACCACGCTTTGCAGATATCCGTGGATCATCATCCCGGTTGCGGTGGACCCTGCGGATGTTACATCAATAATCTCCGTCTTGCGGTAGATGGACCTGCCATCGATCCAGGTGCCGTAGGTCTGCTGTTCGGTTTCTGCGTAATCCGTTACGCCGTGGATGCCGCCGTACATGTGGGCCTTGTAGTAGGATTCAAACTTCGGGTCGCCCTCTTCGCTGCTGCTGAATCCGCCCAGGCACACGCCGCCGGTGCTCTTGCCGGACATATGCACATTCGCAAATGCCCTAGCAATGGATGCATAGGCCACGGTTTCTTCGTAGGCATCGCCGAACACCAGTTTGAAATCCCAGTCGCTGCTGTTGGTGAACAGGCTTTCAATCAGGGTTTCGCTGTCGGTCACGCCTGCAAGCAGGTCCGGAATGTGCGCGGTCAGGTCCATCCTTGCGGAGGCCTGGTTCACGCTTGCGCCCTGTTCGTATAGCAGGGTGAGCGCCATGTTGGAAGCTTCGGCAGTATCCGCCATATCCAGCTTCACAGTGGAGACCAGGTTCTCGCCTTCATCGCTGGCAACGCCGGAAATGGCGCGCTGCAGCCAGAATTCTGTAATGGTGGGCGTGCAGCGGGAGCGCAGGAAGAACACGGGATTTTTGATCAGGTGGCTCAATTCATAGTCCACAGATGCGCCGTATGAAGTGCCGCTTTGGATGTAATCAACGCCTACATGCAGCGCTATTTCCAGCGCGCGTATGGAAGTGTCTGCCGAAACAGCCGCCCACAACGCAGGAAGATCTTCCGCAGCGGGCACCTTTGCCGTGAAATCGAACGCTTTGCTTTTGTTGTTGGTAATTGAAATAGGCATGTTGTACGCAAACTGCGCAACCGCCAGGTCGTATCTATCCGATCCAGCGGCCTTTGCGTACAGGCGCACCGTTACTTCCTTAATGGTTTTCCCACTGCCAAGGGTGTTTAGGATTGCAAACTTCACATTCAGGTCATCCCCGAATGTGATTCTGTTCCGGGATATGCTGAAATCATTGATTTCAAAATTTGCCATGTATCATCATCCCTTCAGTTTAAAGGCCAGTCCTCCGTCTGCGGTCAGGCGCAGCTGGTAATTGCCAAACTGCACGTAGTCCGCCGCAAACTGGCTGTATTTTCGATTGTTCATCACCACATTCACCGTGGCGTCATCTATCAGTACCTCGTTCGATTTGCCATGCTGACCCACATGCACGCCCTTTTCATCCAGGCGCAGCAATTTGCTCAGGCCTTCGCCACCGGCATTCAGCGTGATGCTGTTGTTGGCGGAAAGATCCATCGAATTGCCGATTGCCTGTATGGATGTGGTGTACAGCGCGGGAATGGTGGCGGAGGAAAGGAAAGCCTCCGTGGCAGTGATCTTGCCTGCGGAAAGTGCATCTGTAACGATCTCGCCGATCAGGGCGCTGGCTGCCCGTATGTTCTGGGCGTTCAGGTCCTGGGTGTTGATGGTGGTTTCCACAATCTGGTTGCCGGTGCTGGTTTGGCCTGCGGCGATTTCATCATCGGTTACCGTTGCGGGCTCTGTCTGGATGGCGCCGTCGCTGCCGACGAATATTCGGTAATAATTGCCATCCTCGCCCTTGATTACCAGGTTGCCAAGCGTTGCGTTCAGTATGTTCGCAGATGTGATCGCCAGGTTGGTGATGTACATGCTGTCGGCAATGCCTTCTTCCAGGATCAGCGCCTCGGAAATCAGCTGCTTGATGGTGGCAAGGTCAAATGTGGCCGTACCTGCGGTGATTACCACGAAATTCGCAAGGGCCGCAGCAAGGCGGTCTGCTTCGATGGATTCCGCAGTCAGCGTGCCAACCTTCAGGGCCATGATTTCAGCAAAGGCCGCATACAATTCGTCCGTGGTGATGGTGCCGGCTTCCAGTTTTCCGATCGTTGCCTGGATAATCGCCGCCACGGCAGCTGTAAGCTTGTCGGTTTCGATTTCATCTACTTTGATGTTCTTTGCCCACAGCTCTGTCGCCTCAATGATTGCCGCCATCAGCCGGGACGCCGTTATATTGTCCGCAGTTAGGTTCTGAAAATATCCGTAGGTTGCGGAAATTACCTTTTGATTCAGGCCGGAAATCGCCTCTGCATTGATGGTTCCGTCCGGATTGAATGCATTCACGCCGTTCGAAAAGTATTCCGTCTCCGAAAGGCTTCCGGGCATATCGCTGGCAGCTGTCGAAAATATACCGCCCGCAATCTCCAGCGAATACGTATTCAGAATCAGGCGGTGGGCATTACCTTTTGTGTCGGTCAGAATCAGTTCATCACCTGGCAGCACATCTATACCGCCAAACCATGTAATGCTTGCGCCCTCGTATTCCACACCCTTCAGCCCCTGTGCAATATCGTTGGCCATCGCATGGGTGATCAGCGGGTTCCCGGAAAGCTGTATGGTGTTGCTTGCGTTATCCGGAATGCTGCCGTCTATCGCAAATCTGGTGTATTCTTCCTCCGGCTCCTCTTCGTCCTCCTCGGGTTCAAATCTATACTGCAGGCAGTTGAATTTGAATTTTCCTCCGGCTGCGTAAGTGGAATAATAATCTGCATCTGCGGTGTGCCGCGTTCCTGTTCCTATGGTAATAATCTCCATTTGCCCCGAATAATTGATCCTGGCAAATCCGGCAGCGCATACGGCGATATAGGAAATTACATCGCGTATCGTTGCGTTATCGCCCCATTCCGGCATTTTTGTTACGCCGTAATACGCATTCCTAAAATCATCCGTAACCAGCTGCACGCCTGCGATTGCACACATTGTTTTTGCAATCAGCAGCAGCGTGCGTGGATAATCCTCTTTTGTATCGGTCCATTTCGCGTTGAATTTGCTGTTCAGTGCATCCGCGCCGGTTACGGTGCAGAATGGATCCTGTTCCGAATTCTGAACCTCCTCTACATACCAAACGCCGAAATCCCTCCATTCAGCCTCTTCTTGCGTGCCCTCGGATACGTAAACGTGCACCTTTGCTCCGTCCATATCTTCAGCCGTAAGGCCGTAATCCTGGTTGTTGAAGGTGATCGAATACGCCGTTGCCGCAGCCGCGCCCAGCGGTATGCATTGGCTGCTCATCGTGGTGTTCGGGGTGTATGCGGAAATATCTTCCGATGCAATTTCGATAATTGCTTCATTTGCGCTGCCGGGATGTATCCTGATCTCTGCCTTCAGCGCGCAGCTGATCAGTTCAACAGATCCGTAATTCGCCATGCCGTCACCTCTCAATCACATTGAAGCTCATATTGGCGATCATCACCTTGCCGTCCGCCTCAATGCGCTTGAATTCGCATGCGCGGTCACCCGTGTAAAACTGTGCCGTTCGGTATCCTCCTGTCTGCACGTCCGGGTATTTCACCCAGAAAAATGTACCGCTGATCAGGTTGAGTATCTCCCGCGCCGCTTCTTCCGGCAGCAGTTCCCAGCTCAGTTCCAACTTGCGTATGTTGTCGGCGCCGCCGCGTACTACCGATCGCACCATCTTTCCGCTGGCTGTTCGCGTCGTGGACCCGGAATCCAGATCTGAAAACGTCTGCTTGATTTCAACAGGCGCGCGGACGGCCACCAGGTCGTCCGCGCTCTTTCCAAAGTATATCGCCGTCATGTTGCCCTCCTTACAGATTCAACGCCAGTTTGCCTTCCCTGCGCCGGTTTCCGTTTATGGCGTCGGCAACAACATATCCGATCTCGTCCTTGCCAACCTTGAATGCCATTCCGTTCAGCGCCGATTTCACTGCAGCTGCAATGTTTCCGCCGTCCATTCCGGCTCTCGTCATTGCAATCATAACCGCTTCCACAATCGTATCCAGCGGTGCTTCAATGTTAGTGCCCTGGTTCTGGTCGCCCAGTATGGCCAGGAATTCACGGTTGGCCGGAATTACCGCACCCTGGGCCAGCCTTGGGATTCTGCTGAATGTCACCCTCGGAATGCCGATAAACGGTTTTGTTCCGTTGATCTGGGTGTTTCGTATCTTGTCCAGGGCGTCATTGATCTTGTCAAATGATTTACTCAGCACAGCATTCATGCCGTCGATCAGGCCGTTTACAATGTGTTTGAATGCGGCCGCAATGCCGTTTTCAATGCCCTTGAATACCGCGCCGCCGCTGCTGAACGATTTGAAAACGCCCCGCACGCTGTTTCCCATGTAGGTGCGGATCCGCGCGGCCGCAAGCGCAAATGTACCGCTCATGGCGCTGCCGGTTTCTTCCGCTCCGGTTTTCATATCTTCGTATGCTGTAGCCATGTCATCGGCAAGCACCGTTGCCATGCTGCCCGCAGCGGTTTCCACGCCCGCCAGCGCCGTTTCCACACTTGCAAGATCGGTCTGCAGGCTCACTGCCCCTTCAGCCGCATCGCCAATGGCCGTTGCAGCCTCTGCAGCTGCATCACTTACATTCTGCATGCCCTCCTCGCTGAATTGGGATTCATTCGTTGCAGCCGCCGCTGCGCGGCGCTGCTCATCCCAAATCTTGTATTTTTCAGCAAATTCCTCCAGCCGTTCCTGGGAAATACCCGTCTGTTCCTCCAGGTTGCCCATGCTTTCTATCCATTCGTCAAGCGGCTTTTGGGCGCCGTTTACCTGTTCTTCTATCAGACCCAGGCTCTTCAGCCATTCGCCGAAGCCTTCCGTGCCGGACTGCTGGTAGAATACTCCCGCAAATGCTTCCGCCTGCTTCTTCGCCTCCACCAATCCGAGCGTCGTTTTCAGCAACTCCGGCGCAAGATCCGGACCTACCAGCTTCGCAAACACATCATTCTTGATCTGCAGGCCGGTAAAACTTTCCACAACCGCCTTTAGCTCCTCCAGTGTTTCTGCAGCCCGTATCGCATCCTGGATTTCAGTTGCGTACATGCCTTCTGCACTTGCTCCGGTTTTTTCTTCTACGATCTCAGCAACCTTCGCGCCGATCTTAATTCCGATCGGAACTGTAAGCATCAGCGCAAATGCGCCTCCGCCTGTCGCTACCGTTATAACAGCAGCCGCTGCACCGAACAGTGCTTTAATTATCAATTCACGGATGGCAGCGCCCTTATCTTCTACATTGCCTTGGATGATGTCGATCACATCCGTCGCCAGGTCAATGGCAGTTGTCAGTGTGAGCAGCACAGCGCCTGTTTTTCCGATTCCGATCGATCCTTTCATTCCAAACAGCTTTCCTATAGTTGTAAGCAACTTGGAAGTAATCACTGCTGCAGTCAGTGTGCTGGTGAAGCTCATATCGCCGATATCTCCCAGGATATCAATGCTCATCGGTTCCGTGGCCAGTTTTACAATGATTCCCGCGATCTCCCTGAATCCGTCTACAATTTCAGTAACCAGCTTTTTAAATCCCTCGTAGGCAGCCTCAAGCACCGGGTAATCCTTCACCAAATCGGATATTTTATCATCCCATTTCTGCAATTCCTGGGTTACGGTGTCCCAGTTTGCAGCAATCAGCGCAGCTGCGCCAATTGCCAGCCATACCAGGCCGCCGCCCACATTGCCCATCATGAACGAAATTCCGCCCAGTGCGATCGCAATTCCGCCGATCAACCTCAGCACGTTTTCTATGTCCGGCCCACCGTCAATAATATCCTTTATTGCCGGAACAATTAAATCCAACACTGACCAGATCGTAATTGCTGCGCCGGTGATAAATGCAAGGTTTCTCATGATGCTTGCATCCTTCAGGCCGCCCAGGGCTTTCGCCAGCCTCCACGCCGCAATGCCCGCGCCTATGGCAAGCACCAGCTTGGCGATGGTTCTCATTCTTTCGCTAACGCCGTCAAGGCCGGAAAAATCCCATCCGCCCGCTCCGCCGGCGCCGCCTCCTCCGCCGCCGTCCGGTGTTTCGCTCAGCTGGTTGATTTCATCGAATGCCGCTATGGATTTCGCTGCCTTCTTCGCCGCGCCTCCTGCATTTCCCGTGGCGCCCGCCTGTTGGTTCAGTGCACTTGCGTTTTCGAGTGCAGCTGCGCTTACCCCAAATAGGCTGCCCACAATGCTGGCGATCGCGCTTGCCAGCTGCGCAAGGAAATTCAGCAGCGTCCGTATCGCAGGAAGTATGTAATTATAGATCGGCATAAATGCCGCATACAGGCTTCCCTTAATCTGGGCCATGGATTTGGCCACCGCGCTGTCCTGCTTCAGCAGGTTGGTTAATCCTTCCTGCATCGCAAGCAGCGCGCGGCGCATCACGTTGAAAATGAATATCCTGCGCGCCAGCTGGTTCATTCTGTCACCCAGTTTTTTGATCGCAGCCCCAGTGGAATCGGAATTTGTTTCCATTTCTCGAATCGCGCTGTTTCCCTCCCGAATTTTGGCATTGTAACCATCCATCGTCTTTTGTGCCGCAGTTATCCTTGTATTGCTGGCCGCAATAGCGGCGTCAAGGTCAACTATGCCCATCTGATCCGCTTTCTCTCTGACCTTGGGATCGTATTCGATTTTTTCCCGAATGCGCATCAATTCCGAAAGCATCCTTTTTTCCATGCGCATTGTTTCTTCAATCACCCGTGCCTGTTCTCGGTATCCGGCAATACTCTGTTCAATATCCTTCCGGCGGGCAGTGACACTGAATGCCTTGGTTGCCGTTCGGGCCAGCCCCTGCATCTTCTTCTTAACGCGGTCCGCGCCCTTTTCCACGCCTTTATCATCCAGGCTAACCCTGATTTTTACATCTCCATCCACATTTGCCACATTCTCACCTCCTAACCATCAATCAATTCCAGTAGCAGGGCGTAGGATGCCTCTGCGTCGCGCTTCCTTATGCCGAAATACTGTGGATTTTCCCTTTTGAATTCCTGTTCATGCTTTTCCAGCTTTTTGCCCCGGGCAATCTTGTCCCTTATGCTCACCACCGTGGCCAGCACGCTGTCGCCTATGGCCATGTATGCCGCAATGAAGGTCCACCAGTGCATGTATCTCTCCGCGCGCACTTCCCTTTTCAGCACGCCGTTTATGCCGGATATGATGATGCCCGCATCTTCTTCCCAATCGATCAACTTGGGTTTCTTTACTTGGGCGGTTTCGTTTTCACCCACAGATATAAAGGTCATCATGCCATCCAGCGCAGCCTGCATGTTGCTGATATCTTCTATCTTGCAATCATAGAAGATCGTCAGCGCAGCTACGGCGCGCTCCCGTTCATCCAGCTCCGGATCTGTCAGGGCAATGTTTACATCAATCACCATGCGCCAATCGCCATCATTGCGAATATGCAGCTGCTGCCCGGCGGCGTCTATGCTGGTGGGCAGTTCGTATATGTTCATTTTGCAGCGTATTTGGCGGTATGCTTGGCGATCCGGCGCTTGCTCTTTTCATATTCTGCCTTAATATCCGCTTCATACAGCGGCAGCAGCGTATCCACGATCATCATAAACAGCGGTTCGCCGTTCACCAGGCGAATCAGCGCGCCATTTCCGGCGATGGGCGTGCATACATCTGCATCAAACAGGTGGTTCAGCCTTTCACGGGCGCCGTTATTGATTTCGGCAAAGCGTCTGGATGTATACATTGCCTGTTCTTCATCCTGTGCTCCTGCAGAAAGCTCTTCCAGCTCCTGGGCTGCCTTTTCCAGCCATTCCTGCACGCCGTTCCATCTGGCCAGTATGCCGGTATCGCCCGTATCCAACTCCACAATGCGGTTTTCATCGCCGTCTATGGTGAATCGTTTGCGTTTCGGCAGGCCGAAATTCAGGTTTTTGATATCTGCCATATTATTCATTTCCTCCTTACAGCTTTAAGGGGAGCGGTTGCCCGCTCCCCGGTTTGGTGGTTAGTTGTTTTCAGTGTTGGCGGGTTCGGCAGCTGCTTCGGGTTCGAACTTTTCCGCAATCGCCAGCAGATCAGCAGCAGCAATGCTCTTTACGCTGCCTTTTACGATGTTATTGGAAAAATACACATCGTAGGGCAGGGAAACGAAATCGCTGCCGCCCAGGCTCTGGGGGATGATGGAACATCCGGTGTGCTTGGTGGTGTGGAATTTTTCGCCGTCCTTCAGGAATGCAGCCACCAGGTAAATATCAAATACGCCGTTATAGGCATTGATATTGTTTTCCAGCGCAGCCCTGGCCATGTATTCGGTCAGTGCATCGCCGCCGATAATGTATGCCGGATCAAAGCTCTGCTGGGGCTGGGTTTTGCCCAGGTCGGTGTAGTTGATGCCCCGGATATCGGTGCTGGTGTTCACGTCGCCATTGTATTCAACGCTGCTATCCTCGGTTCGGGTGCCCAGGATGGCGGCCTTCTGCTCTTCATTCTCCTTCCAGGCAGCAATGGTGATCAGCATTTTGCGCTCAGCGCGCTGGCCTGCGGCCATGTTCAGTTTATAGGCCATATGGGGTTTATCTCCTTTCTGTTATATCGCGCGGCTGTAATCTATGTATTCCACGCGAACGGTTACGGTGTATTTTGCCATCGGAGGGCTGTAATGCGCCCCGTCAATCCATGCCAGCGTTGGCTCATTGTTCATGGAGCGCACGCTGTCAATCTGCTTATCCTCTCCGAAATCCGGAAAGTTTCTTTCGGCGTTCTGTTCTTCCAGCCAGTCAATCAGTGCATGCACATTCAGTATGCCTTCCAGATTTAGGTTGGCCTCTCCTTTATCCACAATGTATCCGGCGTGGATTACAGGCTTGTAGAATGCCACCGTGAAATCAAAGCGCTTTTCAACGCTGCCATCAATGAATTTGCGGTTGTTCTGGGCCTCTCCGCCCTCGGTCAGCACCTGTATCACGCCGCTGCCAGCCTCCGCCGCCTGGAAATTCAAAACACCCTGCATCTCCGGGCATTCGCTCAGGTAGGCAAGCATTGCCTCGTATCTATTCGCCATCGTTGATCCTTCTTTCAATGAAACCGCCGATATCATCCTCCAGATCGCCCAAATGGCGCACCATCGCCGCCTGATCCCAATGGGATTGGGCCAGCGGATGAACATCATGGCTGTATTGCAGCTTGCGGTCAGTCTTGGTTTTCGGCTTCCCCGGCGGGGAAAAATATCCCACGATCATGCCGTTTTCCGTGATGGGTATGTTCGGGCCGTAAACTTCGCCCATGTATTGGTAATGGGCATATGGTCCGCGGTATTGCACATATTCCTCTGTTATGGCAGATGGCATTGCCAGCAGTTTTGCACTGCTGGCCGGAACGTATGGTTCGCAATACCGGGCCAGCCGGCCGTTTGCATACAGCTTTAATCCACCATCGATCCGCGCTCCATCCCGGATCCGAACAACTGCGGATGCAATTCCGGTAATATCAGCTTTGATTCGCATTCCTATCCACCTGCATACAGGTGATCCGGAAACGGAATTCCGCGCTGGTTATAGTGAAGATCGCTCACCTGCATTATCCTTCCGGTATATTTTTCCATCAGGTCTGCACTGCGCTTTCCGGCGGCGTATTCGTCAATTTCATCCTTTACGGTTCCGCAAACAATGATATCGCCGATCTGCACATCCGGATAGGGTGCAGG